AACAGTTGAGAAAGACAAGAAGAAAGAAGACAAAAAGGGTTATGTAAAGCATAAAGGTATATTATTGGAGAAAAAACATGGCAATAGAAGTTAATGGTAAGAGTTACGAAGTAGATGAAGAAGGATATCTAGAAGATTTAAATACATGGGATGTTGATGTTGCTGAATTAATGGCAGAATTAGATGGGGCCCCATTAGATGAAAATCATTGGGAAGTAATTAATTTTCTTCGTGAGTATTATGAAGAATATCAAATTGCACCAGCAGTCAGAGTTTTAACAAAACAAATCGGTAAAAGATTAGGCAAGGAAAAAGGAAATAGTAAATATCTATATGAGTTATTCCCTTATGGACCTGCCAAACAAGCATGTAAGTATGCTGGATTACCAAAACCAACAGGATGTGTATAAATGTCAAAAAAGAAAGAGATTTCATTAAATGAATTGGTAAAGATTGAACCAATTACAGATAATCAAAAATTAGTATTTGAAGGTCATAAAGCAGAAAAGAATGGATTTTATTTTGGGTGTGCTGGTACAGGAAAAACATTTGTATCACTATACCTTGCACTACAAGATGTATTAAAAAATGATACACCCTTTGATAGGGTTGTAATTGTTCGTTCACTCATACCGACAAGAGAGATTGGATTCTTGCCAGGCGATGAAGAAGACAAAGCTGCATTGTATCAAGTACCATATTCAAACATGGTACAGTTCATGTTCAAACAACCTAATGAAGAATCATTTAGGGGATTGTATGATGCACTTAAAAGACAAGGAACTTTACACTTTGTATCTACATCATTTTTACGAGGGTTGACATTTGATAATTCAATTATTATAGTTGATGAATGTCAAAATCTAAGTTTCCATGAATTAGATACTATCATTACAAGAGTAGGGCAAGATTCTAAAATATTCTTCTGTGGTGATTTTAGTCAAACAGATTTAACAAAGACAAATGAAAGAAATGGGTTACATGATTTTTTAAGAGTTCTAGAAAACATGAACGAATTTAATTGTGTAGAATTTGAAATTCCAGATATCGTAAGGTCTGGTTTCGTGAGAAGTTATCTCATAGAAAAAACTAAATTAGGAATAGGAGTTGATTTATGAAATGCAGTCAAGAGGGATTAGCCCTGATTAAAATATTTGAAGGTTGTAGATTAAAAGCTTATAGATGTTCTGCAAATGTATTGACAATAGGTTATGGTCATACAGGTGGAGTGAAAGAATCTGATGCAATATCACAACCAGAAGCTGATGAATTGTTAGAAACTGATATTGCAAAGTTTGAAAAATATGTTGATGACAATGTAATCGTTGAACTAAAACAATATCAGTTTGATGCTTTAGTTGCATGGACATTTAATTTAGGTGTTGGTAATTTAAGAAGTTCAACTATGTTGAAAAAATTAAATGAAACAGACTACGGTTCAGTTCCTTCTGAAATGAAAAGATGGAATAAGGCAGGTGGTAAAACACTAGATGGTTTAATCAGAAGAAGAAAAGCAGAAGGTTTACTATTTGAAAATAAAGAATGGCATGAAGTATAAATTATGGGTCTTCTTAATCGTGTTAAAAAAGTTAAAATTCCTACACATGAATTTAATATACAGATTCCTATTATTCAAAAGAAGAATCTATTAACACCAGAAGAAAATGATACTCTGGCACAATATATTATTAGTTTAGGTGATGTACAGGAAAGTAAAACATTTGTCAAAGCATCCATGTCTGATTGGCAATTACACACACATAATAATATTGCAAAAAAATTATGTGATAAAGTTTTAGATATTATTCTTGAATCATCTGGTAGAAAGAGTTCAGTCAATCCACCAAAGTTTTATACACGAAAATGTTGGGGTGCTATCTATGGTAAAGGAGATTGGGTTCAAGAACATAATCATGTTGGTAGTGTTTATGGTTGGTGTTATTATATTCGTATGCCGAAAGGTGCATCACCATTAGTTTTCCCAGAAGGGGATTTATCTATTCAACCTAAAGAAGGTGAGTTGATTGTATTTCCTGGCATAGTTAAACATTCTGTTCCACCATGTGATTGCGAAGAAAAACGAATTATGATTGCTAGTAACGTAGGAGTTAAATAAATTATGAAAAATTATGAAATTAAATTAAATGATAAGTTACACCATTTACCTGAATTAAAAACAAAAACAGTTGATGGTAAGAGACATTATGTAACACCAGAAGGAAATCATTATCCTTCAATTACTACAGTATTATCACCTAGAGGTAAAGAAGGGTTGATGAAGTGGCGTAAAAGGGTAGGTGAGAAAACTGCTAATTACATATGTAACAAAGCTGCAACCAGAGGTACGAAAGTACACAAGATGTGCGAAGATTGGTTGAATAAAGATTTCAGTAGAGAAACTTGGGATAAACATAAGAAAGATTTTTTCCCATATACTTTATTTACTGAATTGAAAAATAAAAAGTTTGAGTATATAACTGATGTATATGCACAAGAGGTAGCTTTATATTCTGATAAATATAAAGTAGCAGGTAGAGTAGATTTGATAGCAAACTATGCACATCAGTTATCAATCATAGATTTTAAAACATCTACAAATGCAAGAAAAGATTCTTATAATGAAAATTACTATATTCAAACAGCAGCATATGCTGAAATGTTTGAGGAAATGACAGGAACACCTATCAATCAAATAGTAATTTTAGTTGTGACGGAGAATGGTACAGTACAAGAGTTTGTTAAGAAAAAACACGAATACATACCATTATTAGAAGAAACACTAGCGGAGTGGTACAAGTAATGGAAATGATATTTACAGAGAGTGCAGCTGACCAAACAAAGATAATCTTGGCAACTGAAGAAGATGGTCTTAATCTTCGTACCTTTATACAGGGTGGTGGATGTTCTGGTTTTCAATATGGATTCACCTTAGATAAGATAAAAGATGACGATTGGATATTTGAAACTAACGGAGTCAAACTTCTTGTAGACCCTATGAGTGGAATGTATTTTGATGGTGCAACAATTGACTACACTAATGACCCACTAAATGGTAGTGCATTTACTATTAAAAACCCAAATGCCAAATCCACATGTGGTTGTGGTTCAAGTGCTGCATTTTAATAATTAAAAAAAGTTGACAATACATGTTTTAGTATAGTATAATGGTGAAAATTAAGGAGTATATTATGGAATTGGATAGAGACGGTGACGGATTTCTTATCAACACAAGTGATTGGTCAGAAGAAGTTATGAATCAAATGGCAGAAGAAGATAATTATGCCATAACAGAAGAAATCAAAACATACATAGACAAAGCAAAAGAAATGTACAATGAAACAGGTACAGTTCCTGCTGTTCGGGTCTTTGCAAAAGAGTTTGGTATGGATAGGAAGGCAAGTAAATTATACGAAGTCTTTAAATCAGGCCCTATGAAAATAATTGCAAAATACGGTGGTCTACCAAAACCAACAGGATGTGTATGATGGCAGATGCTACAGTTCACACACCAAAGACATTTTCTTTGGAAATAGAAAAGATTGCTTTTCACAAAAGAGTTACTCACTTGGAAGCAATATCTATATATTGTGAACAGATGGGTATTGAACCTGTAACAACTGCAAAACTTCTAACTAAAAATTTAAAAGAGAAAATAGAGGTAAATGCCATAGACTTAAACTATTTACCTAAGTCTGCAAAATTACCTATGTAATGCAACCAATAGATGCGTATTTGATGTACTGTGCTATGAAGGCTCACTTTGATAAAAGTGACTATGACTTTGTGAAGTACAATGGTAAATCTAAGGTATCAAGGGATTCATTTTACAAAAGAAATGACAGAATTTTTTTTGTTAAACTAACTCACAAATATAAAAGTAAGGAAGATGTGCAAGATTATTTACTTGCTAATTTTTTGATACATCCAAAAGGTTGGGTTGGCAAGTTTGATGAACAAAACTTTATAGGATGGAAAAAGAAAATACAAAGTTTGACTTATACATTTAAGTCAGAGATAGAACCAATACTAGATAAAAATCTGGTTGCCGTATCTAAAAACAAACACCCTAAATTGTTAAAAGATTATCTTGGTAAAAGAGTTTCATTAGAAACTTTAGTTATATTAGATAGTATATTGAGTTTTCATAAAGAGTGGAATACAAAACTTGTTGATGACTATGTTTGGAAAGATGTATATAAACTTATGAATGATTATAAGTCTTTTTTAAATTTTGATACTAACAGTTTTAAATTAATATTAAAAG